CAAATGATTTAACAGTATCAAATGATTTAACAGTATCAAATGATTTAACAGTTACAGAAGATATAATTCTAAATGGTTCTAAAATAAAATCAAATAATAATAATGAAACAAATACAGTTTATGGTAAGGAGGCATTTTATACAAATACATCTAATGGTAATAATACAGCAATAGGTTATCAAGCATTATATAATAATTCATCTACAAAAGGATATGAAGGAAGTAATAATGTTGGAATAGGAACACAAGCACTATATGGGAATACAGCAGGTGCATACAATGTAGCATTGGGAAATGAAGCACTATATAGAAATATAATAGGTAGTTATAATACAGCAATAGGTTATAATTCCTTACTATATTCAGATGGATTTGGAAATGTAGCATTAGGAAATGAAGCAGGCAAGGATATTACTAGAGGTAATTATAATGTATGCATTGGATATAATACACAAGTAAATGATAATACTTCTGATTCTCAATTAGCTATTGGAACAAATAATGGAACAAATAATATAAAATGGATATCTGGTGATTCATCTGGTAAAATTAAAATTGAGAATGGTATAAAAGGCGATGTTGAAATTGGTGAAGACTCTACCGATTTAATGGTTGTTAATAGTGAAACTAGATTCTCAAATATTAAAATTGAAAATGGTATAAAAGGTGATGTTGAAATTGGTGAAGATTCTACCGATTTAATGGTTGTTAATAGTGAAACTAGATTCTCAAATAATGTTGATGTTGGAACAGATTTAGTAGTTTCTAATAGTATTAGTACTAAAAATGTTACTATAAGCGATATTATTTATATTAGTCCTGGAAATACAACAAATGGTGACGGAGATATAATTACACAATTATTACTAACACATAGTAAAGTTGTATTAACAGGAGGAACATATACTATAAAAGCAGGATATCCAATTAGAATAACAACAGATAACAAAATACTAGAAGGTACAAATGGATCTATAATTAAATTAGGCGATAATGAATATGAACCATGTATTTATATTGGTACAAAAAATGCAGGATCAATATCAAATATTTTAGTAAATAATTTAAAAATAGATGGTAATAGAGGGGGTAATTTAGCAAGAGGTGCTGAATGCGAAATAACATATGATGATGATTTAGTGTTATCAAGTGGAGATAAAATTACATTATATGATAAAAATGGAACACCAATAAATTTTATTGAAGGAAATCAAGATAATAGTTCTGGTAATGATTACTATTATTCTGGATATATAGGTGTAGGAGCGTCAGCTGATGATAGAGCAATTAGATTAAAGAATGCAATAAATGAATCAGACCAGTTTTCAGCATCAATTAATACTTCTATTAATACAATTACTATTACACAAACAAAAAATAATGATAACAGCGAAGATGCACATATATCTTCAACTAATACTGCTTTAAATCAATTTGGATCTTCAATGACAGATTTAGAAGTTAGTAATTTTATAACACGTGAGGTCAGAGAAACAAGTGGTACATTAACTAATCCTGTTGCAAAAAATAATGGAATTGTTGTTCATAATGTAACTGATTTAACAGTTACTAATTGTTTTATTGAGAATACATTATCTGGTGGAATTGTATGCGGAGATAAATGTGTTAGAGTTAAAATCAGTGATTGTAAATCAAGAGGTCATGTTTTTGATGGAATGGCGTTTGATGGACCTCATGAAGATTTTTCTATAAGCAATTGTACATTATATGAAAATGATTTTGCAGGTTTTAGTTTAGATACTGGAATTGTAGGTGGTTTTAATATCACAAATTGTCATTGTGTTAATAATCATTCAGAAGGATTTTATATTAGAAAAGTAAATGATATAGCTATATCAAATTGTGTTGTTAAATATAATAATAAACATGGTATTGCAATACAAAAAGTTAATGATAATGCATATCCAAAAAATATTCATATTAGTAATTGTTTAATTGAAGAGAGTGGAAAACTTGCAAGTAATGATGATGATTCACAAAAGTCAAAATATGATGGAATACAAATAAGTAAAGGATATAATGTTATGTTAACTGGTTGTAATATTATAAATAATTCAAAAAGAGGGGTATCAATTGAGTCTAATTCTGAAAATGTTAATATTAGTAATTGTAATTTTATATCAAATGGTGAAGAAGCACATGATGCAGAAAATAATTCTGGCGATGCAATATTTTTATCAAATTCTAATAATATTAATATTTCTAATTCATTATTTAAAGATAATTTTAGTTCTGCTATTCAGGTTGAGAATTTTGCAAGTCCTGTAGATGGTATAGCAATTACGAAAGATATTAATATAAATTGCTGTTCATTTTATAATCACGCAACTGATAAATGTATTAGAATAAATGGATTCTCAAATGGTGGTATTGAAAATGTAACTGTTAATAGTTGTATATTTAGAAATAATAATAATGATATTCATTGTCAAGTTTGGTTACAACAATCAGGTGAGTTTGAAAAAAATAAAAGTTATACTATTAAGGATATAGGTACAGATACCAATTGGGTGAATATTGATTCAAATGATTTGACAGAATCAGCATATGTAAAAGGATTTGTTATTAAAACACCAGATTTTGATACGGACGCTGAAATACTTGCTTGGGAAGATTCCCAAACAGGAGATGGTTGGGCAGCAGGTGCTAATAATATAATAATATCAAATAATATATTTATTAAAGAAAGTAGTGGCACTGTAATAGGTACACATCTCAATCCATCTGGAACAGGAATACCTCAGGTATTATTTGATATTAATAATACTATTATACAAAATTCATAATTTAAATTCATTATGTTGTAATCTCTTAAAAAATTCTTTTTTTAATACTTTTAATAAATCATCAATTAAAAAGAAATCACTAATTTTAATAAAATATAATAATTCATTATCATTTAAATTATTAATATATTCATTAATACATTTATCATTTTTAATTAAATTTATATAATCCATAACTAATTTAAATTCTGTATCATTTACATTTTGCAATAGCATAATATCAGTATGGTCATCAGAGAACTCAAACATATTCTCAAAATATTGTATTTTAATTAAATCTTCTTTATTAATATCCCATATAATTGATGGTTCTTTATATGATATACCATCTGTTTTAAAAGTTTGGATTATCATAATTAATTTTTATTTAATTATTATAATTATGATATATTTAAGTAAAATAGACTATATGAAAGATATATATTATGTAAAAAAAATTTGAAATTTTATATTTTACTTATTAATACTTATAAACTACTATCTGAATTATTAATATATCATGTCTTCTCAAACAATGAATGTTAAACCAGTTTTTGATAATGTTGAAATGAAGAATATTGATTATAATGAACTAGTATATAAAACTGTATTATATAAAACTGATGAACTTGTAAACAAAGTATTTAAATACTTCCTTTTACAACTGATGAAGCAAAATGATGAACATAAATTATTTAAAGATGAAGAAATGAAAGATTTACTTGATAATAATATGGATATTAATGATAATAATATTAAAAAACAATTAGATGTTGTAAAAAACCTATATTATGATGTAAAGAAACTTAAAAATAATTATATGTTTGCTTATTATTTATCTCGTCTTTCTGAAAAAAGAAGATTAGACAATAAACATTTCAGTTCTAAAAAATATTTTTCATACTCTGAATACATTACAGGATTAACAACTGATATTTCGCAAATTAACTGGAATAAACAAGCATATATTATTAAAGAAAACATGAATTTACATAATATATTTGGTTATAGAATGCATAAAATTACTAGAGATTTTATTAAGTATGGATATATCTCAGAAATTACTAGTTCAGAATTAATAGATGATGTAATTAATTCAGAAATGGAAATAGTAAACGACATTTTATATATTAATAATGAAGAAACAAATGAAGAAGAAGAAAATATTAATGAAAACGAAGAAGATAGTGAAACAACTGAATATTTAGAAAATGAAAATGAAATTAATGATGAAAATGAAATATATGATTGGTATTATGGAACAGATGAATCACAATTATATGATAATGAAAAAAAGAAAAGAAAGTTTGAGGAAATGGTATGTGAAATTATAGATATATATGAAAAAAATAAAAAAATTAAAATGGAAGAAAAGAGGATGAACGATGAGTATAAAAGAGATTCATTCATTGGTAATATAATTAAAAATTTATTTAAATTCTCAATTGTATATTGTCTTGTATCACATTTTGCAATCGTTTTTAATACTTTTCATAAGTATAATATGAAATATAATACAATGCAATATAATGAAAGTGATATATATAATGATGATGAATGTATAGATAATGAAATCAATAATATTACAGAAATGTATAATATGATTAAATTAGGTGGTACTCAATTTAGTATTTTTCCATAAAATATTAAAATAATAAATCTAAAAAAAATAATAAATCTAAAAAAAAATAAAAAATATAAAAAAATCTAAGAAAATTTACAAACAATTTTCTTATTTATTTAAGAATAATTTACAATGTAATATATATACCTATGAAAGTTAAAAAAGGTACTATAAGTAAAGATGTAGTTCCATCAGATAATGAACAACCTGTTGTGAAAGAAAAGAAGAAAAGAGGACGAAAAAAGAAAATTAAAACACCTGAAGAAATTGAGAAAGAAAATAATTATAAACCGAAGAGAAGAGGAAGAAAACCAAAGAATTTAATTAATAATATTAATGAGAAAAATTCTAAATTAATTTTAGAAAATAGAGATAAAGAAGAAACAATTATTTTAAATCTGAAGATTGAGGAGAATAATAAAGATGTTAAATATTTAGATGATCCAGTTGGTTTTGATAATATAAATAATTTTGAGTCGCTACCATCTAAGATTAATTCTATGTTTTCTATTGATAAAAATAAAAATAATAATGATCAATTAAATAAAGATTCAGTGGAAACATTAGAAAATAGAAGTAATTATCAATCAGATATATCATTATTATCAGAAAATAATATTGAACATGATATTAATATAAAAAAAACTTTAATAAATAGTGATCAAAAAAAATGGAAAAATAATACAAATATAGCGTGTTATTGGTGTTGTCATTCTTTTAAAAATACTCCATTTGGGATACCTATTAAATATAAGAATGATAAATTTTATGTTCATGGAATATTTTGTTCATTAGAATGTGCAGCATCTTATAATTTTTCTGAAGAGAAAGGTATACAGGATATTTGGGAATCATATAACTTACTAAACTTATTATCAAGTAAAATTAATTATAATAATATAGTTAGACTTGCTCCAAAAAGAAATTGTTTAAGTATGTTTGGAGGAAATATGGATATAGAAGAGTTTCGTAATTTTACAAAACAAAACAAAATAATTAATGTTTTAGAATACCCTATGATTTCTGCTAGTCAACAAATAGAAGAAATAAATTATGACACTAGTTCTAATAAAAGTAATTTTATACCTATAGATGAAGAGAGAATTAAGAAATTGGAGCAAAAAATTAAATTAATGCGTAGAACTCCATTATTAAATCATAAAAATACCTTAGAACACACTATGAATATTAAAATATCAAATGATTAATTTTTTTATATAATTTATACTCTAGTATTGGTATATGCTAATGCACCTACACCATTTGCTATTCTATATAAATTATAATTAGTTGCAAATATTATAATATCCATATTATCAGCATTATTTTCATTAAATTTATTAGAAGCATCATCAAATTGTAATTTAGCATCTAATTTAGTAAAGTTACAACAACCTGTTGGTTGATAATATTCTGGATTAAATGAAAATGAATATAAGTATACATTCTTATCTGGAACTCTGCTATGAAAATTAATAGGTTGTACCATTCTAAAATATGTTGCTGGTCTTTTTGGGAATCTATCTTGATTATTAAATAATATTGTAGCTTTATCAAATGGTTCATATGTAATGTTAGTTCCCACATAATCTTTATATTCTCTATGATTAGAACTATAATTAAAATAATCATTTCCAGCAACAGATGCTTCGCCTACAACATTGCTAATAATATTTGTATTAGATGTACTAGAATCTTTTTCACCTCTATTCTTATCCCTAAATACCCATATTATCTCTTTTATACTATGATTAAAATCTAAATCTATTGTTTTTTGTGCAGGTATAGGTCCTATTTTTTGTACTTGTTCTATTAAATATTCATGCTTTGCTGAAGCAAACTTTCTTCTTTCATCTTTATCAATATAAATATATTCACAATATAATTTTATATCTGGGACAGCTGTTATTTTATTTATAGTTGCTGAAATATTATTTAAACTATCATCTGTAGCACCTGTATTTACTATAGCATTCAAACTTCTAAATGTTATACTTAATTTAACATCAATATATTGTAAAGATATTAATGGTAATGCTGCACCAGTATTTTTACAAAACCAAAACTTAAGAGGAATAAATAATTTAAGTTTATTTAATGTAGTAGAAGCATTACCTAATAATGAAGCATCAGAGAATATATTTTTATTTACTAAAAGTGTTTCATTTCTATATACATCTGTAAATTCATTCCAAATATCAAGCCATTCACTATATTGTGTATCAATTGTTTGTGTTCCTATTTTTAAAGTTGCTTCTTTCATATATGCATATCCTGTTCCATTTACCCAATTTAGATATGTTGCATTTCCTCCTACATTTTGTATTTCTGGCAAATCAATTTCTAACCATATTTTTCTTAATAAATCACCATTGTGATTTAATTTAGTTTCTATTTTAAATTCATCTGCTGATAAATCTCCATTAAATGTTTGTAATACTTCTTCCATTGCAAAATTAGTATATCTTTTATAAACCGATTTAAAAAATGTAACTTGTGGGTTTCCCGTTAGATTAACATCTGTTGCTCCTCTTGCTACTAATTGTAATATACCACCTCCCATTATAATTTAATTTAAAAAGGATATTTTTAAATTAAATTAAATATTTATTTTTATAATATTCTTAAATTTATTTAAATTAAATTTTTTTTATGAATTTAAATTATTATTATAATTTAAAATTATGGTTAAAACATCTGTTGTAAATTTAAACAATCCAAATATTTTAACAGTTAATAATGATACTACTATTGGTGAAGACTCTACTGATTTAATGGTTGTTAATAGTAAAACTGAATTCTTAAATGATGTTGATGTTGGAACAGATTTAGTAGTTTCTAATACTATTAGTGCTAAAAATGTTAATGAAGATATTAGAAATAAAGCATATACCTTAAATAATAAAATTGATACACATAATGATTCATGGGCACAATTAGGACAAGATTTAGTTGGAAATACTGGTGATGAGAGTGGTTATTCAGTATCATTAAGTGCAGATGGAACTATTCTTGCTATTGGTGCTTATAACCATGATGTCCCTAATGGTAGTAATGAAGGTAGAACAAGAATTTATCAATATTCTTCTAATGGTTGGTCTCAATTAGGAGAAGATTTAGTTGGAGATTCTGGTGATAAAAGTGGTATTTCAGTATCATTAAGTGCTGATGGAACAATTGTTGCGATTGGTGCTAATCAACATAATAGTAATCAAGGTAGAACAAGAATTTGGAAATATAGAACTGTTACAGTCGCAGAATGGAATTCTAGTGATATATTTATAGCAACTGTAGGGCAAACAGGAGTGGGTGATGGTGTCATAACAGATAGTAGCATCAGAGGAGAAGCATACTCTTCAACAACAAAATATTGGATACAATTAGGCCAAGATTTAGTTGGAGATGTATTTGATTATAGTGGCTATTCAGTATCATTAAGTGCAGATGGAACTATTGTTGCTATTGGTGCTAATCGACATGATGTGGATCCAGCATATAGTACTAATGAAGGTAGAACAAGAATTTATCAATATTCTTCTAATACATGGACACAATTAGGACAAGATTTAGTTGGAAAT